CAAAGTGAAAGTTGTCATCCATCAATCACATGTTCGCGTAGATCATCTGTCCGCCTGCATGAGTATGGGGAGGTCTTCGCCACCTCTCCGCCAGATCGACCGATACGAGGGATACGCTGTATTCGATCCACCACATAACACTTGCTACTGGACCAGAAAATCCATCAAAGCTATGGATCCCGAATTATACGCTTCCCTTAAGGGTTGGACCCGTCGTGGTGAGGGCACGAAAGGGCTTTTCAAAGCCCTGGAAGGCTACTCTGAACCATCCGGTACCTATGCGGATCTTTCGCCACTGGGACGTATCGCTTTTCAGCGAGCCGCCTCAGATACGAGAGCCGCTTTCAAGCTGCCCCAAAAAGTTGAACCTCTTGACTCCCATGAAGTTGGACCGCTACTCAATCGCGGAACATCTGCAGGAGTCACTTTTCCTGGTAAGAACAAAGGAGAAGTTATGGAGGACATCTACTTCGAGGCCAAGTGGCTTGGACACCGGATGAAGCACGACGGCAAACCGTACGATCCTCGTCGTACCCAAATGCCGATCTGCAAAGCCGCCCGCCGCGGAGCTCTCTCCGAGGAGGAAGATCCAAAGACCAGATTGGTTTGGAACTATCCTGCTGAGATGCTCACCGTGGAGGGCCTCTACGCTGCGCCGCTCCTCAAGGAGTTCACTTCGTGGCGCCAAAGTCCCATGTGGACTGGAGAGCGCCTGGATCACCAGATTCTGTCATCACTGGCAGAGGATGAGGAGTGGCACAACTCCGCCGACATATCCAAGTTCGACAATTCCGCCCCCGCTTACTTCATTGTGGAGGCGTTCGATGTTCTGAAGCAGAATATCGACTTTGACAACTGGAGAGGGTCGCCGGTTCCCCAGAAGCACAAGAACAAATGGGCCAATGTCTGGAACCATTTGGTGTACTACTTCATCAATACACCAATTTGGATGCCAGATGGCCGTGTGTTTCGAAAGAGCCACGGAGTACCATCGGGCAGCTGGTTCACCAGCATGATCGTCTCGGTCATCAATCACATGTATCTGCGATTTCTTTCGCATTACATGGGCATTGTGATCTTCGGTCTCAAGGTGACCGGCGATGATTCGAAATTCAGCACCATGCAAGAATTTCCTTTCGGTCGCGCCCGCGACATCCTGTGGCGCGAGCTTCGGGTGACCCTGAACGACAAGAAATCTCTGTCAACGAAGGACGCCCGCAAGCTCCAGGTCATGGGGTTTCAGTACGACGTGATGGGCAGGGTTCGCTCTCTCAAAGAGTGGTTCCTGCTCGCACTCTATCCCGATACGCACGTCAGCAACGTTGACCAAGCGTTCTCGCGCTGGCTAGGCATCCACCTCGCCGGCGCCTCACGCCACCGCGGCTGGTGTGACTTCTTCCACTTTGCTCAGACGTGTTGGCAATGCCCCATCAAGATCGACGTCAACACTCGCATGTGGAGGAACATCGTGCACGGGGCCCGCATCTCGGTCAGCAGCACCGACACCCACAGTTTTTCTCGACTGGCAAACGAGATTGCTGTCCGCTTTTAGAAGCAAAGGCCTTGGACCATTCCAACCCCAGGACACGGGGAGAAGACAACCAATGAGAAACTACGTTCCAGGTGGACGGCAGTTCAGAATTCGAGCTTTACGCTCAGCACATCACCACCAACCTTTGTGCTTGGAG